CAACGATAAGAAAGACATAGCTAAATGGGAGAAGTCAAGGCCTATGCCAATGTGGTATTTAAAAGAGTCTTATAAGGTTGTACAGGAGGAACACCATGAACAAGCTAACCAATGATATTCTGGATATGGAAATGGCTTTTCAACATGAGGTAGAGGAATTTGTCAAGCAAGGGAGAGATTTCTTTGAGATTTTGTCAAAGGCTATCCACCTTTTGTCAACGGATAAGTATAAGGATCTTACTATAGGTGATGAGTACAGCGAGAATAGTCTGTACGATTTTGTCAACGAGTCGTGGAATAGATATTATGAGTGATAAATTGTCAGCTAAAATAATGTCAACCGAACCTACCTATGTTATTATAGTCCATGAAGATGGTTATGCCATACGAAATGTGGTGGAGGACAAACTTTTTACTTTGCACTCCAGTGAGAAATCCGCTGTACAGACATTAAAAGTATTAGAAGAAATAAAAAATAAATAAACTATTGCATGTACAGAATAACTATGAAACTATATGTACAGTGGGAGAACCACTTTTTATAATAACTTAACACAATAGGAGAAAAAACATGCCTTACGATTTAATGACAACCGATAAACCAAAAATAGCTGTAGACACAGCAATGGGTACTTCTACTCATACTTTGCCAGAAACTCATACACATGACAATCTCAATGACATGTCTATGTTTGACTTTGGTATACAGGAAACTGATCTACATTATTTCTATACCAATGCAGATAAAGAAGAAATAAGTATGCTTGCCCCTAAAAAGAAAGCAATCATTCGTTCTGATACTGGCATGTTTCTTGGCAACCACTCTGTAAGATACAAGACAATTCCGCATATTGATCTGTACAAGCAACACACTAAAAAGCTACTAGAAAGCGACATTGGAAAGTCCGCTGTACAAGTAACCGATCAAACATGGGATAACGGAGCAAAAGCCAGAAGAACTGTACACTTTCTGGATCATACCATGAAGGTCAGAGACGGTGATGAAGTATGCCTACGTTCTGATATCTTTAATTCATTAGACGGTGCTTGGTCATTCCAAACCTTTACGGGTGCATACCGTAGCCTTTGCTTAAATACTCTAGTGTTTGGTGGTCAGAAGTTCTACCATGAAAACCGCAAGCATACCGCAGGGTTAAATGTTAGTTCCGCCTTGTCTAAAATTGCTAACACTCTTGATGTCTTCACCAATCAATCTGAAAAGTTCCAACTCTGGAGCAACACTAAAATAACAGATGAGCAGGCAGTGCAATTTCTGGTCAACTCTATCTGTAGAAAAGAAAGCAAAACTATGGACACCTTAGCATTATCTAAGGATAGTAACCATGTAGACCCTAAGCTAATCAATGCTAGGCTATCAGACTACCTTATGTATCGCTTTCAGCAGGAGCAAGCTAGTTTAGGCAACACTATCTGGGCTTTATATAATGCTATGACTCATTGGAGTACTCACACTGATGAAACATACGAGTCTCAAAATGATAAAGGGGAGTGGAAAGAAATATCAATGGGCAGGAAAGGTAGCCAGAAAGCTAATGTCCAGAAAGAAAGAGAAATACAAGTACGTAATGCTTTGGATAGTCAGGCATGGTCAACATTAGAGTCATTGGCAGTATAGCACATGAGTAAACATTTAACATCTAACACGCAAGGCGAAATCATGTTATTAAGTACTATAAGGTCATTCTTAATAATACTATTATTACTGTTAATAATTGGTGCATTAATGTAATATTAATATTGTTGTAGACAGAAAGGAAAAGTTAGTTATATAATGTAGCTAACTTTTTTTTTAACCTAATATAGGAGAGCCTAATTATGACACAAGATAAAAAACCATCACCGACCACATCAAATGTAGAACTATTTTTTAAAGCACTTAAACCAGAACAACAACAAGCAATATATGATTTATACTTTGCTGTTTATAGAGCTAAGATAAGTAGCCTTGTTGCGAATGACATAAGTAGCACCCTTTCAGGCAGTGAGAAAGCATTATTTAAACTGGGTGTAGTATCTGGAGAGAATAACGTAATTAAACAATTTAAACTAATAATACAGAGAGGGTGGTAATATGATTATCTTTCTGTATGGACTATCAACATTCCTAATATGTTACTCCATGTTTGGTTTAACAATTATGCAACCCGTTCTAGATGCAAATGTAGGTTACTTTGCAGGTGTACACTTTGTTTGCTTGTTGGCCTTGCTTGGTGTGGGTTCAGGTGTACTATTGATATTAACTTTGACTACTGATGAAAGGGGCAACCAATGAGTAAAGAAAATATATTAACACCAAAAGAAATTGGGCATTGGCTAGGGCATAGATTTATGAATGGTGATAGTTCTGATTGCCAAGAGTGGTTACCAGATTTGATAGGCAAACTTGCTAATAAAGAAGTTACGTTTGAAGAAATAATAGAAGAAATAAAACAGATGTATAAAGATTATATCTTAGATAAAAAAGGGGCAGCCAATGAGAAATAACTTATACTTTAAAGAGATGTTGTTAGATATGGGTATTGCATCAACTAGAGTTGACAATCTGGCGCAAGCTACCGATGATTTGCACACGGCAGTTGCCAGATTAGACGACCACAACTACAAGCTATTTTTATCTAACTTTTATAAAACTATTACTTTAATAGATGCCTTTGGAGAACGTGAGAAGATGAAACGGTTCTACCATGTAAAGGGCTTACAGAATGAGGAGTTATAATATTTGCTTGCCAAGCTGTACAGAGTGGTATTATATTAAGGTAACTTTAATCAATGGGAGTAAATAATATGTTTGTATCTAATATGATCAGCGCACACGGAAACGATGTTCCAAACCAATTCGTAATAATCAACGACAATCACGATGCATACTTTCAGTCGTACGTGAGTATAGTTGCTAGGAAAGTTGCAACGGTGGCAAGCGGTGATAAGTTATACCACGTTGAACTAGACGTAAACAAATGGAACTACAGCAGGACAACCTCCAGATACTTGGCTTTGTTTCTGGGAGTGCCTAACATAGAGATAAAGAAGAAGGTAGCAAGCGGAGAATATCCATTGGTTGACCTAAACTCTGACCCTTTTCGTGTAGATATCCAATCAGAACCACAACAACAAGCGGAGAGCCTTGCTCCACTCATTCGCATGGCAGGCAGTGCAGGGAACTTGCTTAAGACCTATTAGCACACCACCACATAAGACCACAACTAACCCAGTGTTAACCCGCTGGGTTTTTCTTTGAAAGACACGCCTTTGTACCCTATATAGTTGACCTTCAACCCAACCAACCAGTTACAAAAATGTCATACCGTAAAAATGACGTGTACATGTGAGCAAGGGGTTTTTCTTTTGTGGTGCTGTTGGTGGTGCAGGGGGTTTACTGTCGGATTGTCGTTATTAATAATAAAAAATGGCGGATTAGGGGCATGTTAGGGCCACTGGGGGGTACCCTATACACTGTATGCAACCACAGTCAATTTTGTATATTTTAAGACCACCCTACCAGTGCCTACCTATAATTTTGGGCGGCCACCACCAGTCCAACCAGAGGGCTACCCCTACAGGATATTCCCTAGTAAAACCTGTGCCTACTTTAAGTAGACATACAGTTAACATACAGGGTGGTTTACCTTAACGGGAGTACCCTCAGTATACACCGTATTTCAGAGTTGTCAAGTAAAAAATAAATAAACACAATAAAGGCACTTTTTCCTTGACAGTTTGTATATACAGTGTATAATGGTAGGTACATGTAATACAAGTACACTCACACCCTCACAAGAAGAATATACACATAAGGGGGGTCACGGTTTGTATTGCATCATTTTAAGTCCTTGGGGGGTAGCAATCAATGTACTATCTCCGGAGGGAGCATCTAAGCTCCGTATCCCCCAAGACAACTCAACCAAGTTAAATATATAAAAGGATACATATCATGTGGAAATCACCAGTAGTTAAAGAAGTAGCAGTAGGCCTAGAAATTAATTGTTATGCGTGTGCGGAGATATAGAAAGTGGTTCAAGAATATAAAGTGGGCCGAACAGGGTTGTTTGGAAAAGGTAAAGAAACATCTGTTAAAGGTAGTGATAAAATAAAATCTTACCAAGGTCTAAAAAATCTCCCACCAAAAGGAGTAACAAATGCTTTACAGTTTGTTAGCAAAAATAAAAATGCTTTAATCATTGCAGCAAAAGCACCGGGTTTGTTAAAAATTCCTGCTGTATTTGCAGCATTAGGTGCTGTTTTTTTTACAAAAAGTAAAATTACAAAGTACTTGGATAAACGCACTGGTAAAGAAGGTAATATTCCTAAAAAATATCTTGGAGCAAAGCCACCAAAAAACACTGGAGGTAGTGGACTAACTGCAAACTCTAAACAAAAGACAAAAAGTAGACCGAAGGAAGGACAAGTTGTACCTCAAGGAAAAGCATACGGTGGCAAGGCAATGAAGACGTACGCTATGGGTGGCGGAATAAGAAAGGCGAAGAGTTATGACTATTAAGCCTATGATCCATTACGCAATAAAACAATCATTAAAAGTTAATAAAGAAAAAGAAGAAGAAAAAGCTAGAGAAAAAGCCCATGAAGCCATGAAATTTAATGCAGTACAGGCAGAAAGAGCTGCTAAAGCCTTTTCTGCTGCACAGACAATGTCCAATATGGCTAAAGCAACTAGAGTAAAAAAACCAAAATCTAAAAAAACTTATGGGAAGAAAAACTACACCAACGCTAAAGGCTATCCTAGAAAAGCCCAATCTTATGGAGATAACTAATCTCCGCACTTTTAGCACAAGAAAAGAAAAAAGAAGTTACCGAGAAGCAACAAAAGTTTCTCAACTGTCTCTTCGTAAACAAAGGCAACATAGCCCTAGCCTGTGAGGAAGCCGGTTACTCTCCTTCTTCTAGAACATGGTTGGTTAAAAGCCTTGCAGACGAAATCGTAGACATATCCAAGCGAGAACTAGCCGTTAATTCGGCGACAGCCGTATCAAGAGTGGTAGAGTCCATGAATGATGACGGACTGAACCCTAGACAAGAACTTAGACTGAAGGCAGCTCAGACTCTTTTAGATAGAGTAGGGCTAGGCAAGATAGAAAAACAAGAACATGATGTACGGGCACTGCACGGCATTGTACTTATGCCAAGCAAATCAGCAATGCCAGTGGTGGTTGATAATGGTGAGGATTAGCAATGTACAAATGGTGGCTA